ATCCTTGGACAGAGGAATTTATCGAATCCATGCATAATGGCTTTTGGACTCATAAAGAGTTTAGTTTTAAGTCAGATGTACAGCAGTTTAAAGTTAAGCTAAATGATCAAGAAAGAGAGATTATCATCCGTACTTTATCCGCTATTGGTCAGATTGAAGTAGCGGTGAAAACGTTTTGGGCTAAGCTTGGTGAAAACCTACCGCACCCATCTTTACAGGATCTCGGCTACGTAATGGCTAATACAGAAGTAATTCATAACAATGCTTATGAAAGACTACTCACTGTACTTGGTCTTGAAGATATATTTGAAGAAAATCTTAAACTGGAATGGATACAAGGTCGTGTGAAGTATCTTAAAAAGTACACACATCGTTACTATAAAGACTCTAAGAAGCAATACCTTTACGCACTTATACTCTTTACTCTATTTGTAGAGAATGTTTCATTAATGAGCCAGTTTTATATTATTAACTGGTTTGCGCGTAATAAAAACGTACTTAAGGATACCGACCAACAAGTAAAATACACTCGCAATGAAGAACATATTCATGCTTTAGTTGGTATGAAGATCGTTAACACTATTAGAGAAGAGTATCCAGAAATCTTTGATGAAGAGCTTACAGAAAGAATTCTTGCCGAAGCTAAAGAAGCGTATGAAAGCGAATCAAAAATTATCGATTGGATGATTAACGGTATTAATGAAGACGGATTGACTGCAGCACATCTTAAAGAGTTTGTAAAAGACCGTATTAACGAATCTCTCAGAGGTATTGGCTTCCCAGAGGTGTATGAAACGGATTCTAAGCTTCTCAAAGATATTTCCTGGTTTAACGAAGAATTACTCGGTAACAATATGACCGACTTCTTCCATTCTCGTCCTGTAGAGTACTCTAAAAAGTCACAAAGCTTTTCAGAAGACGATTTATTTTAATAAAAAGTATACTATAATATATAAAAATGAGTAACAAGAACATTTACTGGCTGAATAGCGACTCTCGCAAGTTCCTTGAACGCGGTTACCTCCTAGACGGAGAAACTGCTGAACAACGTATCAGGGATATAGCTGAAAAAGCTGAAGAATACCTCAAATTAAAAGGCTTTGCAGATAAGTTTGAAGACTATATGCATCAAGGCTTCTATTCCTTGGCTTCGCCTATTTGGTCAAACTTTGGCCGTAATCGTGGTTTACCTATCTCGTGCTTTGGTTCATACATCGACGATGATATGGATGCTATTCTGTACAAGATTTCAGAAATAGGTACTATGTCAAAAGCAGGCGGTGGTACATCTGCTTACTTTGGTAAAATTCGTCCACGCGGTGCACCTATTTCATCTGGCGGTGAATCTACAGGGGTGCACCACCAATTAACTGTATTTGAAACATTAACAGATTATATTTCACAAGGTAATGTACGTAGAGGTTCATTTGCAGCGTACCTACCTATTGACCATAAGGATATTGAAGAGTTTTTAAAGATTAGAGGTGAAGGTGATGACATTCAAAACCTTTCTATCGGTGTTTGTGTTACCGATGAATGGTTAAAGTCTATGATTGAAGGTGATAAAGAAAAGCGCCGTATTTGGGGTCTAGTTATTAAGAAGCGCTTTGAATCTGGTTATCCTTATATCTTCTTTACAGATAACGCTAACAATCAGGCACCGCAAGTATATAAAGACAAAAACATTAAGATCAATCAAAGTAATCTCTGTACAGAGATTATGTTATCAAACGATAACGAAGAATCGTTTGTTTGTGATTTGTCATCTCTTAACTTTGAACAGTGGGACAACTGGAAGAACACTGATGCAGTAGAAACATTAGTATACTTCCTCGATGCTGTAATGACCGAGTTCATTAATAAGACTGAGAAGATGAAGTTTATGGTACACCCAAGAAACTTCGCTATTAATCAGCGTGCACTTGGTATTGGTGCTCTTGGTTGGCATACATATCTTCAGTCCAAGATGATTGGGTTTGAGACAATGGAAGCAAAACTGCTCAATACTCAAATATGGAGCTTTGTTCGTAAGAAAGCAGATGCTGCTACCGCACAAATGGCTGTAGAGTACGGTGAACCACCTCTACTTAAAGGTTATGGCCGTCGTAATGTAACTACACTTGCTGTAGCACCTACCACCTCTAGTTCGTTTATTCTCGGCCAAGCTTCGCCTTCAGTTGAGCCTCTTAACTCTAACTACTTTGTGAAAGACTTAGCTAAAGGTAAGTTTACGTATAAGAACCCTTATCTAGAAGCTTTACTTGAAACAAAGAAAAAGAATACTGAAGGTGTTTGGAAGTCTATACTTGTAAAGGGTGGCTCGGTACAGCATCTTGAGTTTCTTACTATAGAAGAAAAAGCTGTGTTCAAGACATTCGGCGAAATTAGTCAAAAGGAAATAGTAATTCAAGCTGCGGCTCGCCAAAAGTACATTGATCAAGGTCAATCATTAAACTTAATGATTCCACCTAACACCAAGCCAAAAGACGTTAACGAACTAATAGTATTTGCTTGGGAGAACGGTATTAAGAGTCTTTACTATCAGCGTTCAGCTAACCCAGCTCAAGTACTTGCTCGTTCAATACTAACTTGTTCAAGTTGCGAATCGTAAGTGTGTCATGTTAAAAATTCTTATTATAGGTGATAGCTTCGCAGCCGATTGGTCTGTTAAATACAGAAACTATAAGGGCTGGCCTGAGCTATTAGCCGAACAATATGAAGTAACCAATATAGCACAAGCTGGTGTGAGTGAATATAAGATTTATAAACAGTTATTATCTGTAAAAAATTTAAATGAATATGACTGGGTAATTGTTTCTCACACTGGCCCTTACCGAGTTGCAACTAAGAATCACCCTGTACACAGTAAAGACCCCTTACATAGTAATGCTGATTTAATTCTTACTGACATAGAATATCATGCTAGCAAATTAAAAAACTTTTTTAATAGATCTTTAAGATCAGCTATGTTGTTCTATCAGTATCATTTCGATAAAGATTTTTATTATACTACATACTGTCTACTGAGAGAAAAAATTAACAGCATATTAAAAAACAAGAAAACAATCGTTATTTCTAATTTAACTGATATATCGGTTGACTTTAATGAAAAAATAGTTCTTAATTATAATGAGTTGTGGAAACAGGAACGTGGTCTTGTAAATCATTTTACAGAGCGAGGTAACCAAGTTATATATAAAGATGTGATTAAGATTTTAGCTAATGTATAAAAAACTAACAGAACAAGATAGTTGGATCGTGTTTGGAGCATTTCGTACAGGTAGTACTGTTGTTGCTGAGCTTATCAGACAAGCCTATTCAAGAGTGGGCATAGAATTAAGAGACTTACAACCAGTAGCTCCTTTTAGAACAGAATCAATTGTACCTAAAGACATTCTACACAGTCATGCTATAAGTGAGCTTAATCTAGCAAATAAAAACACAACAACTGTTATAGTTACAAGAAACCCTATTGAAAGTGTATTAAGCTGGCTTATAAGACAGCGTACAGGAGTATGGCATCATAGACCAAAAGAGAGCAATTTGTGGTATAATATTAAGACTAAGTATGTCGCTGAAGACACTGAAATAAAACCGTTTAGAGTTGACCCGGAAGAGTTTTTAAATACTTTGGATGGTTTTATTGCGTTTTACGATGATTTAAATAATATATTAAAAACAAAAAAACATATAAAAATAGACTACAGTGAATTTAAAAATGATGTTAGCGTTCTTTTTAACAAATTAAATTTAGAACCTTTCAGAGCATTAAAACTTTCCTTACCTGTAAAAACCCCTGGATCGCCTGAACTATGGATAGAAAATTGGAAAGAGATATCTAACATTATCAAAGGTTTAGATAGTATTCAGTATTAATTTGTTGACTATAGCAAAATATATGATATAAATATTATTGCTATGAATAAACTAACTAACTACAATCCTAGCACATATCGTAATCCATTCTCACTCTTAGACACTGTCTTAGAGAGGGAATTTAACCATCCTTTCTTCTGGGGGGATGTTAGCCGTACAGGAGACACTGTTCGGTTTAAAGAAGGGGATGAACTCACCGTAGAGGTGGATCTTCCTGGTGTATCCAAAGACAAAACAAACGTTACAGTAGAAGGTAGAGTCGTAACGATTGAAGGTACTCGTAAAGTGATCCATAAAGGTGGCACACAAGAAGAAACCTTCAGCCGTAGCTTTAACGTCGGTAATTCGTTTAACTTGGATAAAGCTAAAGCCGTACAACAAGACGGCGTTCTTACATTAACATTCCCGAAAAACAAAGTAGAGAATGGCGGTAAGAAGGTTATTGATATTAATTAAACGTTAATATTGATAGTAACCGGGGGAAGAGAGATCTTCCCCTTTTTTATTGTAAATAGAGTTATGAGAGAAAGAGACGATTTAGCTGTTATTGTATGCCATTTCAACTGGTGTGGTTACAAGCGCACAGATCAAAACCTTATGAGGTTTTTACGGCAAATGGAAGCTTTAAACATACCTGTATATGGTGCAGAAGCTTCTTTGACAGGAGAGTACTTTACTAAAGGCAATCGTAACTGGAAGCATATTAAAGCACACAGAAATAATATGTGCGTTCAGGAAGAAGCGCTACTTAATATTGCTGAAACTATGGTACCAGAAAAGTATACTAAGATTGCTTGGATTGATCATGATATACTTTTTATGAACCCGTACTGGTATGATATTACCTCTATGGCTCTTGATGAGTTAAATTTAGTGCAAATATTCGAAGACTGTCACTGGACAGATAGTCGAGGTCGGGCGTTTTTAGAAGCAAAATCGATGTTAAGTTTAGGAGACCCCACAGAAGAATTAATAGATACTCGTAAACCTATAGTACCTGGTTATAGGGCAGGTCCGCAAACAGGGTTTGCTTATGCTGCTAGTAGAAGTCTTTGGCATGAAGGTGGTAAGCTTTATCCTTATAATTTTTGGACTGGAGGAGACCGTGCTCAATTATTTGGAGTTGTAAGTCCAGAACCAAGTGAAGCATCTTTAAAGAATTCATACCTAACTGACATCCCTGACTTCAAACCGTATTTAGAATGGAAGCAAAAATTTTATAAATTTATAAATGGTAAAACCGGTTATATTAAAGGTACTATATATCATGAATACCATGGTGAGTTAATTAACCGTGGGTACGGGTCTGGTGAAAAGAGAAATAGAGATTTTGGATTTAACATGAAAGAAAACATATTCTTGAATCAATCCGGTCTTCTTGAGTTTAGAAACCCGCCAGAAGGATGGTATGAATTCATAGAGCGTTACTTTAAAGATCGTAAAGAAGATAGCTTTGAAGAAGAACCAATTCGGATTGTAGACTAGCGGGATATAAGTATCTATATGAAAAAATACAGTATTCTATTTGTCTGTCTAATGTTAACAGGCTGTTTAGGGTTTCCTAAGTTCGGTTTTAAGTTAAACCCTGATAAAGTAGATACTACTACTTCAGCAGCTGCAGTAGTTAAAGCAGAAAATACTGTTAAGCAGGTTGATCAGATGGCTGAAGCTAATAAGAAAGTTGATGAAGCACGTAACCAGTTAGAATTACAGTACGCAAAATTTAGAGCTGATTTGCAAAAAGCATATGATGTTGCTAAGAAGAAAGACGATGAAAACTTTGCTAAAATTGGAGCCCTAGATTATGGTATATACATAGTTACTCAAGAAAAAAAGAAACAGGATATTAACACTCTTGTAGCACATTTAAGAGCAAAAGAAATTATGTCTCGTACAGATAAGCTGTCTGTTGAAGATAAAGCAAAAATAACTAAAGAAGTAGATGATGAAAAGACAAAGACAATTGATCAATTGTATGAAAAATATAATGCTAGTGTAGAGTTAGCTATTAGTCAAAAAGCTGACTTAGATAAAGCTGAAGCGCTTATAGAGCAAAAAGAAAAAGAAAAACAACAGATCAGAGAAGAACAGCGTTTAACTATTAACAAATTAGAAGCAGAGCAAAAAGCTCAGTTAGAGAAAATTAAAAAAGATACTGCTGATCAAGTTGAAATTGCAAAAGCTAACCAAAAAGCGGAAATGCTCGGTTATATTATTAAAGCTTTAGTAGGGGTTGGTATCTTATTCTTGATACTTGCAGTACTATTGAAGAGTGTTACCTTAGGTATTGGTTGTTTAGCTTCTCTAGGCTTGGCTTATGTTGCTGCAACCATACCAATGTGGGTAGTAGGTGCTGTAATAGGCGGTTTAGTTCTGTTAATGCTAATTAACGCGCACTATAAAGCTGTAAAGGAAAAACTTACGAAGCAGGAGATGCTGGTAGAGCAGACCCCGAAAGCTCAATAACCTCATTCGTAACATTAACAGTTTTACTTTTAACTTTACCAGTTAATTGCGCTATAATTTCTTCACGTGTTGCAACTAACACATTAGTGTTACCTTGAGGTAAGTTTAAATACCCGTCATTTTTAAGACGTTGTATTTCTTTTTTACCTTCTAGGTCTAACTTTTTAAGATCTTTATTAGCTTCTGCTTTTTTGTTCTGTAAATGTATTTTATTAATAGTTTCTACAGCACCAGCCCCGGCAGTTATAAGGCTTGCTAAACTAGCCATTTGCTCCGGGTCTCCAGTTGCTATAGCTATTTGTTGTAATTCTTTAACGCTTTTTATACTTAATGCAGCTAATTGCGCTGAATTTTTTAATACGAAGTCTTGAATATCTTCATCTGTTTTAGGCACTTCAAAAGGAACTTCACCGAGATCTTTTGCGTAATCTTTTGCAACAAACGTTTTGTCTTCAGAGCTTAAACCTGCTATAAAGCTATCTATCTGGTTTATTACGTTTTGGTTATCAGATGCTGTATTATCAGGAAGCGACGGATTCACATTAATACTTATACCCTATACCTGTATATACAATCGGTTATTTTATCCCAACTTGGATTAGTATCTATTAATGGATCACTACAATCCACGTTAATAGTACAGTTTGAATTTGTTAGTATATTTAAATGTTTTAAGTTTAATCCTAACTCTAAGTACCCTAATTGCCTTAATCGTACACAACAGTCCCACGCTTGCCCGATTACATAAATGTTTTTAATTTGCGGATTGAGAGATAGATAATACTCAAGTTGCCACATCCAATGCATTGATATTTGATACTTTTTTGGATTGACATAATTTAATACGTCAGCGCGGGTTTTATCCAAACCTGGATACTGCTTACCCCTGCCTTCCATAAATTCTTTACCGTAAATTAAATCATGGGCTATAAATGCTTTGTAAGCATCTTTTATTTTACTTAATTGCTGGTTATTATAAAATAAGTTCCTATAATTTTTGTACCATAAAGCTTTTGATTCAGCATACTCTGTATAACTATCATACGACGCAAGTACTATTGTCTCAATATATTTGTTTTTATCAACAAATTCCATTGCATTACTAATTGTACGATGCTTAGAATGATCAAGCGGGTAGTCAATAGTTTTATTCGGTCCTGGTTTTTCCCACGGATCGATAATAATTGCTAAGCTCGGTTGCTCTAATACGTTCACAACAATATTTACTTTATACATTGATTTAACAATATTATACTTTATACTCATACATTATGTCATTCCCAGTTACTATTAAATTCGTAAAAACACATGAACTAGCTGTGTTACCTAAGTTCAATCATGCAGATCCTTATACAGGAGATTCCGGTTTAGATCTTACTGCAGTAGAACAAGTAGTTATACCTGCTCGTGGTAGTGCGGTTGTACCTGTAGGTCTTAAGTTAGGTTATATTACACCTGGTTACTGGATTCGGGTTGAAGGACGCTCTGGTGTAGGTTTTAAAAGAAGTATCTTTCCACATTTTGGTATTATCGATAATCCTTATAGAGGTGATATGGGTATTAAGCTATATAACTTTACAGGCGAGGATCAAGGCTTTAATGTAGGGGATAAGATTGCTCAACTTATTGTTTACCCTCTTATACAGGCCGATATTGAATGGACTGATCAGGTAAGTGAAACCGCTCGTGGGGAAAAGGGATTTGGTTCGTCTGATAAACCAGCTAAAGCTGACGAAGTATACAATAAAAAAATGGGTGGCACTAATCCTACTGAAGTAGAGATAGTAGCAGATCCAGATGGCGGGTTCTCAGTTAAACCTAAAAAGAAATAATGACAATTAACGAACAGTTAATGAATATATGGGTAGAAAAGTATCGGCCAACTAAACTGGCCGATATGGTTTTATCTGAGTCTTTGCGTGCGTACATAGAAGAATGTAAACGTAAAGACGAAATACCTAATATGTTGCTAGTAGGTAATGCTGGTACTGGAAAGACCACATTAGCGAAAGTAATTATAAATGAAATACTAGATGCACAGTACCTTTACATTAACGCAAGCGAAAAGAACGGTATCGACGAAGTCCGTACCTCTATTCTTACATTTGCTCAAACTAAAAGCTTGGATGGCAAAATTAAGGTTATCTTTCTCGACGAGTTTGACAACTTTACTGATGCGGGTCAAAGAGCTCTGCGTAATGTTATGGAAGAGTACGCTGGTAATACCCGTTTTATCCTCACTGGCAACTATCTACATCGTATTATCCAACCAATTCAGTCTCGATGCCAAGTTTTCACTGATTTTACTCCTCCTATTGGAGAATATGCTAAACGAATAGGTTTTATTCTTCGTCAGGAAAAGACACAAGTAGAGAAAGAACAAATAGAGAAGATTAAAGAGGTTATTCGTTATCACTACCCGGATTTACGAAGAATCATTAACTATATTCAACGTAGCGTTGTTGATGGTGTATTGTCTATTAGTAGTACGATTAATAACGAGGGATTCGCACAAGAGATCCTGGATAAAACTGTGAACAAAGAAGACCTTACGTCTATACGTAAATTCGTTATAGAGTCGGAACAAACCTTTGGAAACGACTATCCTAAGTTAATGAAAGATCTGTTTAATGCAGTATACAAGAGCTCTATTTCAGAAGATAAAAAAAGACTTGCATTGCTGCAAGTCTCTGAATATCTTTATCGAAGTGCTTTAGTAATGGATCAAGAGATTAATTTCTTCTCTTGTCTTATTGCCTTAACTTCCGTGGTGTGAGTGCTTTGAAGCTTTAATTTCAGTAGTTTTAGGATCGCCGCCCGGTAAAAAAGGTTTTTTACCTTCAGCCACTTTAGCTTCTTCACTACACTGACAAACATCTTTACCGCAGATAGGGCAAACTTCTTCTGCGATTTGACCTGTAGTGTTGGTTACTGTTTTGCCACCGATTTTAAACTTATCACCTTCTTCAGATTGAACCTGTGGGTTGCCAGCTAACTGATCTCCACCATCTAAGGAACCATTTGCGCTTTGTCCCTCTGCACCAACATCTTCAGTTAAAATGTTAATGTAAAGATCTTCCATACTTGCATAGGACTCACTTAAATTTTTAGCTTTTTGCATTCCCTTTACCTTTGGTGGTAAAGCATCGTTATGTTTGTTGGAATGTGCAAGCTTTGTATTTTTTGTAGCTAACTCATAATCACCTTTTTCAACATGAGTTTGCTTCTTCATAGTGCTTGTTTCTTGGTTAGTAGCTTTACTTTTAAATTCTTTTGCTTTATCAGCCTCTTCAGGCATTGTTACTCTATCTCTCGTATCTTTTTGATTGTCTGGTACAGGAGGTAAATTCATTCCTGTATCAACTTCTTCTAAGCAAGCAACAGGAACAGTAACTAAGTTACGCCACATACCCGGTGCTGTCTCTTCGTAACAATCAGCTAGACGAGCTGGGCCAGCGCTTGCGCCTTCTGCACTATATCTTGTACCAGCATCATAGCTATGTAGTCTACCAACTCTTAAATTATTTTTTGTCTTTACAATATCAGCAAGACGTTGCTTGATGTTCTCACCGAGCTCTTTATATCCTTCAGCATTTTCATAACCGGATTTTAATTTTACAACATCGCCCACTAAAAAGCCATTACCTTGTGTAAAACGACCATAGGTCTCTTGATATAAAGAGTTAAACTTACTGTTTTTCATATAATGATATTACTTACTCCTTCCCTAAGTATTTTACAATGCCATCCATAAGTTTTACAGGTTTACAACGTCCAGCAGTAGTAACTAACAAGTATACTTACGCGGATTTACATTTAGACTTTGCTAATCCTATAATTAAAGACATTACTGCTGATTATGATGAAACAGCGATTAAGAATTCTATCTACTCTCTGTTTAATACTTTACCTGGCCAGAACTTATTAAATCCGTTATATGGATTGAACTTAGCACAGTATTTGTTCGAACCTATTACCCAAACAAATGGTAATCGTATAGGTAAAGCAATACTAAATGGTCTAACATTGTATGAACCACGTGTAAATGTGCAAAACATTAACATACAAATGAATATAGACGAGCAAACCTATTACATTGAATTAAATATAACTATGCCGTACTTAAATAACAAGCCTGTATTAGTTCCAGGTACGTTAAGTAAGACAGGCTATACCCTTTCCTAAAGATGTCAACAACATACACAGACGCATCAGCTTTAAACGTACAGCCTAACGAGTACATTGCATTCGATGCTCCTACGATTAGAGACTTAATGCGTGCTCGTTTAACACAAAGCGGGTTATTTACAGATCAATACTTAGAAGGTTCCAATTTAACAGCAATAACCAATATTATTGCCTATTCGTTTCATACGTTTATGTACTACCTTAACAAGACTTCATCAGAGTCTATGTTTACGGATGCACAAATTTATGAAAACATAAACAAAGTCGTTAAGTTAATTAACTACTCTCCAATTGGCAAGCAAACGGCAACCGTTACCTTTTCATGCTCTGCTACTAGCGATTTAGGAATAGGTTCATATACAATTCCGCGTTATTCATTTTTAAGAGTAAACAACTCTCCTTATACATTTAATACAGATGTTACTTTTACTAAAACACTTTCTACAAACCAATACATTGAAAGCGTAGGTAACCAAGCAATCTTATATCAAGGTAAATGGACAGAGTACCCATTATATACCGCTATAGGTACATCTAATGAAACCGTGTTTGTCGCGCCTGGTAGTGCTGTTAGTGTAGACCACTTTAATATAGACGTTTATGTAAGAGACATAAACACAAATAAATGGTCACAATGGACTCGTACAGAGTCATTATATCTTGAAAGTGCTACTTCAAAAGCTTTCGAGGTACGTTACAACGAAAATCTTAATTACGAAATAAAGTTCGGTGATGGTATTAGTGGGGAATCTCTCAACCCCGGGGATGTAGTAGCTATTTACTATTTACAATCATTAGGTACAGATGGACAAATCGGTGCCGGGGATTTAAACAATATACCTGCTGTAATATATAACACTGCACAATTTAATACAATACAAACAGATGTTTTTAGCCCGGACTTACAGTATCTAGATGCAAGTAACATAACCACTTTACAGTTTACAAATAGTAACCCATCTACAGTTTATACTGATGCAGAAACTCCTGACAGTATACGTAAAAACGCTCCTGCAGCGTTTAAATCGCAATATCGTTTAGTTACAGCTCAAGACTTTAAAAATTATATTACTTCCACGTTTAACAACATCGTACAAGACGCAACTGTATATAGTAACAATGATTATGTAAACAATCATTTACGTTATTTGTATAATATTGGTTTAACAA